TCGAACGTGCCGGCTTTAGGTTAGCACGCGTTTTATACTGGACCTGCTGGCGTGACATGGCGTAATCGTCCGCGAACGTCGCCGCGAACAGTTCATAGTTTACCGCGTCAACATGGCTGTCCATGTGATCCGGCGCATTGAACGCGCGGGCATTCTTGACGCAAGCAAGGATAATGGCGATCTCGTAGGGGTGAAAATCACGCCCAATTCGCAGCGTCGCCAGATCTGCCGCAAGCTGGAAATTGTTTTCTATGCCGCCGTAGCCCTGACCGCGCTGGTCAATGATTTGCGCAGCTTCATACAGTAGTTCTTGAGGATTCATTTATCATCTCCATAAGAGCCGCCCGTTCGCGTAACATGCGCAGCACCGTGTAACGCTGATGCAAACGCACTAAGATGGTCGAGCGCCGGGCGTGACGTTGTTCCATCTCCAGTAGGTCTAAGACCTCCTGTTCGGTAAGATCAGCAAGCTGATCGTTAAGAGTTTTCCATGTGACTGTCATATTAAGACCATGTCCGATGACGTTCGGCGATATGTTCGCACCCGTCGTAATCAACAATTTCCCATTCAACATCGGAAGGAATTTCTACAACCTTCAGCGCTGCATGGTCGCCGTTAGCAGAAGCCCCAAGCGTTTCGACTGTTGCAACGAGATGCGGGTCATCGCGATTCATATCCCAGTCACAAAACTGGCTTCCGTCCGGCGTATAGAAGTCTACGCTGCGAAAGACGCTACAGGACGGCCGCTCCTCAAGAGTTAAACCGGAAAGTTTGGCAAAATGGCGCGTTGCTTTGTCGGAAATGCTAAAGCCTCCAAAACAAGCGTTAATGACTACCTTTTTAGTCGTTTGACAATTCTGCAAGGGCCAACTCCGCTAAAGATTTTTTGTCGTGTAACGCATCCCATATGCGCTCGTCAATAGTTTTATTACACATGATGACATAACACCACACATCACGCGTCTGGCCGCTGCGGTGCAGCCGGCCTACGGTCTGTTCGAATAGTTCAAGCGACCACGGCAGCGACAGGAAGATGATCTTGTTGCCGCCGAACTGTAGGTTGAGTCCGTGCCCGGCGCTTTTAGGGTGAATTGCCAGCAGTTCGATCTTGCCGGCGTTCCAGCGCTCCACGGCGTCAGGCGCATCAATCGTTGTGACGTTGAACTGGCGCTGTAGTTCGGCTAGTTCTTCTTTGTAATTGTAGACGATGATTGTGTTGTCTCGCTGGTTTTCGTCGAGGATGTCCCGGAGAGATTCAAACTTTTGGCGTCCAAACCACTTAGCAACGCCTTGGCTATCATAAGCGAAGCCGGACGTAAGCTGCTGAAGTTTGTTTGTGACAGCAGCCGCTGTTGGAGCCGTGATCTCTTCATGCACATATTCCTTCTTCATGTTCTCATACGGCTCGCGGTCGTCGAGATCACAGCGCATTTGCACGACATGGAGCGGCGGCAGCTTGTCTTTATACTCGCCAGGTTCTAGCACATAAGTCGCCGGCTTGATCGCCTCCATAACCTTTGGCAGCGATTGCGGCAGCGGCGTCCAGTCGTTGTAATCGCGGTTCACACAGTAGAAGTATTGCTGTAGGAACGCGCCTTTGCTGCGACCTAGCAGCGTTTGGTCGACGACCTTGCATTGGCCGAACACGTCTTCTAAACCGTTTGACGTAAACGATCCCGTCAAACCCCAGCGGATCTTGAACTGGTCTAGGATCTTGAGAAGATGTTTGAACCGCTTGCCGGACGGGTTTTTCAGCCGCGTCAACTCGTCGAAGACAATGCCGCCAAAGCCAGCCGGGTTGATCGACGGGATGTTGTCGTAGTTGGTTACAACAATGTCGGCATCGCTTTCGAACGCTTTCTTACGTTGCGCCGGCGTGCCGACCGCGACAGCAATCCTAAACTCAGGAGCCCATTTTTGACCCTCGGTTGGCCACACGTCGGTGCAAACGCGCTTCGGCGCTAACACAAGCCAGCGGTCGCAATGACCATGAATAATCATTTCGGTCATTGCGGTTAATGTGATTGCTGTCTTGCCCGCGCCGACTGGCGCGAGAATCATAGCCCGATCATGGGCGAAGAGGAAATCGGCGGCTTCGTGCTGGTATGGTCGCAGATCCATTGGTCAACATCCTCTTTAGACCATAAACAGGCATAATTTTGGTTTAGCGCACGCATGTCAGACGCAAATATTTGTTGCAATGGCGATAACTTACCGCCATGACGTTTCAACTCGACAAAATGTGTGGACCCGTCTGCAAAGCAAACCACGCGATCACTGACGCCGCGATTAGATGGCGATACAAATTTATATGCTTTGCCGCCAACGGCTTGCACACATTTCACAAGATAAGACTCTATTTCTTTTTCCAACATAAAAAGTCTATTGACACAGGCGTAAAGAAAAGTCTAGTGTCGAATCACTGAAAGGTAAGGTAATGGCACACAGCAACATCGTCGGCGGCTCGACCGCTAAGCGCTTGATAAATTGCCCCGGTTCGCGGGCGCTTGTTAATACAGTTCCTGAAAAGCCAAGCTCTAAATATGCCGAAGAAGGCTCGCGTCTGCATGACGCCATGCACATGATCTTGTCGCATGGCGGTAGCGTCGAAGATTATCCTGACAATGAGAAGCTAATCCTAGCGCTTGACTCATTGAACGAGATCGACCCTAATGCGGAGCTTGAGTTTGTCACGGAGGTGAACGTCCATTTTAACGACTTTCTTGCCGGAGTTTACGGTTCTTGCGATCTCGCTGGCCGTATTCGCAATCGTGCGATAGTTCTCGACTGGAAGTTCGGGGATGGCGTTGCGGTAGACGCCGAAGAAAACGAACAGCTTATGTTCTACGCCGCAGCAGGTATGCGAACGGAGGCGCTGCGCTGGGTGTTTGAAGGCGTTGATGAGATTGAACTCATCATCGTGCAGCCGCCATATGTGAAGCGCTGGGTGACGACGCCCGGTCGCATTAAGGCGTTCGAGCGCACGTTGTATGACGCTGTGCAGGCGTCATTCAAGCCTAACGCGCCGTATGCTGCTGGCGACCATTGTCGTTGGTGCGCCGCCAAGCCTGTCTGCCCTCTGCTTACAGGTCAGCTTGAGCGCGCCGTTGCAACGAAAGTTAAAGCTATTGACGTGGAGAAAGTCGGCAATGCTCTGGCGTTTGCGATCCTTGCGGAAGAGTGGGCTAAAAGCGTCCGTGAACTGGCCCAAACGATGCTGGAGAACAACGCGCCTGTGCCGGGATGGAAGCTTGTCCCCAAACGCGCCACTCGTCAATGGGCTGATCCTGTTACGGCGGAAGCGACTTTTAATGAAATGGGATTGGGTTTCACGGAGTTCATGGAATTAAAATCGCCGGCACAAATCGAAAAGGCGCTTAAAAAGCGTCATATTGCGATGCCGGAAGGTTTTACCGTTTCCATGTCAACTGGTCATACAATCGCACCGGAGTCAGATCCGCGTCCGGCTGTTTTGACAATAGGTTCCGATATTCGTCGGGCCTTCTCTAAACTTGAGGCCAAATGATGGACGCCCAAACGTTGCGCGGCCTATTAGATTACGACCCTGCAACGGGCGTATTCACTTGGCGTGTTGCACGCAGGGGCGGCGCTAGTCTAGGCGATGTCGCCGGCGGCCCAAATAAGAAAGGGTATATAAAAATAAGACTAGACGGGAAAATGTATTATGCTCACAGATTAGCGTGGCTATACGTGTATGGGATATGGCCCACGAAATTTGTAGACCATATAAATTGTGTTGAGGATGACAATAGAATTGTCAATCTTCGCCTAGCTACGCGCGCGCAAAACATGGCGAACAGCCGCAAGCACGTAACGGGTATGCCTAAAGGTGTAAAGAGATACGGCGACAAATTTCAAGCGCGCATACGCATTGATAAATGTCTAACAAATATCGGTGTTTACGAAACACAGGAACAAGCGCACGCGGCATACTGTGAAGCGGCGCAACAAGCATTCGGTGCGTATCATCGCGCCGGATAACAGCGAAAGGTAAAGTAATGTCTAATATTGTGAAGTTCGGCAACGCCAATCTCCCCACCGCTGCGTCTCTGGCTGAGTCGCTGCGTAAACTCGACACCGAAGCCAGCGTCGGTTCGGTCATCCTGAAAATGGATAAGACCGGCCATTGGGTTTACGGCGCGGATCAGACTGAGATCGACAAAGACGGACGCTGGGCGGTCAATCCGTTCTCGTTCGTCCACGGTTTCATCG